GATGCTATAGGTTTAGTTACAGGTGGAACTAGCAGGCTTGCTATTGATAGTAGTGGAAATATTAATATTGGTGGAACAACTACTATAGCCAAAGCCGTTTCAGGTACTTTTGAGGGTCTTGTACTAGACAACTCAGGAGCTTCATTAGACGTAGTAGGTAGCATATCTAAACTTTCATTTCAACATAATAGCGTTAATGCAGGTGAAATTAGGTCTGTAAATACTGAAGATTTTACTACTTCAGCAAAACAAAGTGCTGATTTAACTTTTCATACAATACTTGATGGTACTTTATCAGAAAGAATTAGAATTAATGATGATGGTAAAGTAGGTATTGGAGAAACAGACCCTGACCAAACTTTGCACGTTAAAAGTGGAACTGCAAACTTTGTAGCTAAATTTGAAAGCACTGATGACAAAGCTAGTATTCTCATACAAGATGATGATACCCTGAACTATTTACATTCACAAGGTGGGTTTTTGTCAATAGGTGGTCAGAGCGCATTAAATGCAAGCAACTTGAATATTAATTCAACTAGTGGCTACGTAGGTATTGGAACAGCAAGCAACTCCACATTTGCACTAGAGGTTCAAGCAAACAGCACTAGTGGTGTTTTAGCAGTTCAAAATGCGGCAAATGATAGAAACACTTTTAGGTCATCAAACTCAGGTGGTACAAGAACATTTGATATTGGAAACAATTCTAGTGGACATGGAATAGTGAATATACGAAACAGCTCAGGGACTGTGAACACACAGCTTCTTGGTAGTG